GTTTGCCTTTCTTAAAGCTTCCCACCATTGCCAGCGTTTTTTGTGAAAGCTCACATTAGGATCATCATGATCAAAGTCGTCAAAATTCTTAGGAACTTGCATCAATATCCTCCTTGATCAAGAAGACTTTTAACTTCTTTAGCATGCTCAGGATATCTATGAAATTTGATCGCCCAATTTTCTGGATTGATATACGAAAAAATTAACTTATTCTGAGAATCATTCAGTTTTTCCATGAACTCAATTCCAGATCCACACTGATATAGCATCCATGCACTGATTTTGCCTTTGGTAATTTCATGGCATATCTTATTAGAATTTCCCCATCTTAGAACGTCTTTTGGCAAAATTCCATAAGTTTCAGATAGATCAATGGTAGTTTGAATACTTCTGCTTATAGCATCCAAATGATTTTCGTCGCGTAAATATTCTAGAAGAAATTGATCGTACTTGGTATCTTGTGCCCATTGATCAATACTAATCTTGGAATTCAGTAGCCATTGACAATACTGTAACACATTGATGACTTTGACATCGACACAGTACTTGCCAAATTTAACGAAGGCCGTATAATATGGCGAGTTTATGAAGTCCATGTAAGTTCTGGTTTTAGGCGTGCTGTTTCGCTTATAGAAATCTAGCCAACACTGAAAGCCTAGTTGATTGACTCTACTGTCTCGATCTTGCCAGCGAAACTTGTACTCACATATATGCGCTAGAAATGACTTCTCTCGCACAAATTCTCTATCACAAAACTCACAAACGTGCTTAGGTTTGGCCAGAGTCTTTTTTGTACTGTTCGATGTCATGATCAGTAATGAATTGATTGAGTTGTTCGATGTCATCTATTTTCATTCCTGGATAAATTTCTGCTAAAAATCTCTTTCGTTTCTGCTGTTTAACGAATTCTGATGCTATCTCACTATAGTCATCTTCGCTGCCATTTGGATAAACTTTCTTGTAAAAATCTTTGATCTCACTGTTTTTTGCATCATCTTTCAATCTTGACACTGCGTCTCTAATATGTGGTAGCCACTGACGAAATTGTTTGCCTAATCCAGGGCTACTCGCGCATAGCATCAACCACTGTAGTTTTGGATGCTTAGCGATTTCACTAGATAAAAAATGCTTGTTAGCATGATAATCTGCACTTCTTACGTAATATTCCTGTATTCTAGCATTGCCATTTACCATGCTTACCCATTTCAACATCATGAACGGTACAAACTTTTTTTGCTGTTCAGAACTGAGTCTGTCCCAATATGCATAGTCTTTACGATCTATTGCTTCAAGTGCTTTAAATAGATCGAAATCTTGAGAAGGGAGTTTCATCTCCTCAGCTAATTTAGTCTTCTTTGGGTTCGTCATACACCGCTACTATAGCACCTTCTCCCCATACAGTCTCGGCAATCCTGGTTGCTTCATCATGTGAATAATATAAAACAGGCCTAAGCTGAAACTTAGGATCACCTTCAGTTACCCACATGTACTCCCCGTCTAACCAAGGAACTTTAATACCATACTTGATCATCGTAGCATCTCATACGTCATAATTCTATTGATTTCTTGCCCTAAATCCTGATCGTCAGTGACGATATGTAAACCAGAAGTAGATGATTCTTTATCAAGCGTTGTCTCATTTTTTCTAAATTCAACTACGTATCCAGACACTGCACGATGAACCATGATGTGCATTGTATAAGGGTTCTGTATATTTGTCCTTGGATATTCCATAGTCCGGACTGGATTATATACATTTACGTTTTCATACTTAGGGAGATTAAGTATCTTGTTTGCTAGCCAGCGATATAAAACTTTCATACGTACCTCAAAATACCTGATTGTAATCCACTATTTCAGAATTTCTACTGACTTCTTTTACAAAGTACACACAGCGAGGCTTTGGACCATCGTCAATAGGCACGCACAAGAATTGACCATTACGCAGTCTAGGAGCATACCAAGTGATGTCATAATAGATGTCCACGATCTCAATTGGCAAAAAGGTGGGACTAAAAGAACTCAGAGGGTTGAACTCAAAAACCGAAAATCCACGATCATTCAGACTTGAAAGCGACAGAGTTTCAAGATCTCCACATTCATACTCTCCAATCAGAACTTGCCAGTCTAGAGGCATTTTGACTGTTCTGTCTCCTATCTTCAACACTACCGCAGCAGAATTGAAGGACTCCAGAAATACCAGTGGAATATAATGATAGTCTACGTTCTGTGGGTTTGAGTTGTCCAGTATTGCAAATCTAAGGTCATCGATTTCTTCTGGCAAATTTTCTAAATTGTAACTACAGTTGTTTTCTAGGGTTAATATATGCATATGAAAAGCCTATAGTAATGTGTTAAATATGTCAAGCTTAAATTACTCAATATCTGAGTTTTTCTAACGTAAATGGATATTTGGCTTCTTTATAAAAAGATTTTCTCTGAGTGAGATGACGCTTGGCAAATTTGCAAGTACTGGCAATATCCCATATCTCCACACTGTCTTTGTCTTCAGCTTTGCGAATCCCTCGACCTATGCTCTGAATAACCCGTACAAAGCTTTTACCAGGTTCGATCAGTACTAGATTAAAGATTCTAGGAATATTGATTCCAACTGATGCAACTCCGTATGTCGCAACAATCACTTTGTTATCACTGGTTTTAATTTCTGCGTATTCTTCTCTACGCTCAGTCAGAGAAGTCTCTCCACTGACAAATACCGAATCTGGTATTTTTGATAATAGATCTTTGCCAGCGCCTATTCTATCTACTAGAACCAAGGTGTTACCAGTAGTTCGTATTCCATTAATCAATTCTGCGATCTTGTCTAATCGTGGTTGATATTCCAGCAGAAACTTAAGTTCTGATTGGTAGTTCTTAAAAACTCCATTATCACAGAGTTGAACTATGTTAACGTGGCAATTTGCCAGTACGCCTCTCTCTTGCAGTTCTCTTGCGGTAAGTTTTCCTGTAAGATTGCCGATAGACACAAAAAGTGCCAGAGCTTCATAATCTGATTTTGGAATCGTGCCGGTCAATCCCCATCTGATGGGTATTTTAGATAGAGCGCCAGTGAGCATAGACTTCAATACAGAGGCCTTTGCAGAATGGACTTCATCAACTATTATACAGACCACACCTTCAGCAAACTGTTCAAGCGTGAGTTCCGAATCTTCTTCTAACAGTTTATTCAGACTTTGCCAAGTGCAGATAGTATGAGTTTTATTGTAATCTTTTCTGTCGCCAAAGTATACACCTACATCAAGTCCCACATTTTTGTAATCTTCTTCTGTCTGAACTACCAATGTTTTTGTAGGTACAATAACCAGACTTCTGCCATAGTTTTGGACGCTATAGCTGAGTGCTGCTGTAGTGATTGTTTTTCCTGCGCCGGTCGCGACCTCTTGGATACTTTGTGGGTTGGTCAAAAATTCGTTGATGACTTTGATTTGATAATCACGCAGAACTATTGGCTGTCCTGCTTTTTCATGTCCTTGCGGCCACGCATGAGATGCAAGCGTGTTTTCATCAACTTGAGTAAAATCAAAAGAAGTTTGATACGTTCTATGATCTTCTAATTCAATTTCATACCCTGCCTCTTCAATCAGAGGCAAAATTTCTGACAATAGATTAATGTAGGTTGATCCGCCTAGAGTAAAGTATGTTACTTTACCATTCCATCTGCCTAATTTGAATGCAGGTCTAAATCTTGCACCCGGTTCTTCGAATTCAAACTTCTTCATTAAAGCCTTGCGCGTTGGTAGATCTAAACCATGGAACTTACAGTTCACTTCGTCTTTTATTTCAAGTTTTACTGTTTGCACAATTTTTCTCTATTATATCTTCCTGTTTTGCGCTTGATAATTGCAGTTGCGATGGCAACCTCATTTTCGATAGCAGCTACTATTTCCTTAATCTTGTTGTTAACAAGATTGATAGTTTTATAAATAGATGCCATAGATGAGCCATTAAATTTATACATTTATTTATCCTGTTAATTAGATCGCTCATAATGAATCTTTAGGTCAATCTTGAAATTATAGAACCTATGAGATCAAAATACAAATAAAATGGGAGAGCATTTCTGCTCTCCCAAAGTTGAGTCACTGTCAGCTTATTATGCGGCGCAGAGAGTCTTGGCAAGCATCCGCCAGCCCTCACGATCAATGTTGTAGAGATCAGCGATCTTCTTGGCAAGACGCATCGAAACATCTCCAAGGCGATCACGCTCTTCCCACATGAAGTCCAGAATCTCGTCACTCTGCTCGGCGTTGAGATCATGATCGGCAAACAAACCGCCCGGGCAATCACGATGCACCTGACGAACGCGAAGCATGCGGTCACGCGCAGTGTTGATCGTCAGATCCAGATAGTGACAACGATCACGCAGTGCATCAATATGCGGAGCCATCTTGCCAGTGCGACGACCGTTCTTGAAGTTCACATTGGTGATGAAGATGATGGTACCCTCAAACTCAAAGTTGTTCGGGATATCATGCTTGTCAAGATAGCTGCTAACCTTGTTCCAGCAAAGCCGACGCTTCTTCTTGGTATCCAATGCAACCTTCAGAAGATTCAGAGCATCCTGATCTTCCCAGACATCACAGTCGTCAAACACGACCACGGAGCCAGGCGAACTGTTGGCGTGCAAAAGAACATACAGGCCGATACCAGAGATAGTGCCACGAACAACCTCATGCTGACGGCGATCTCGCAGAGAATTCATGAAGTTAGAACGCGCCAGCTGCTGCTCGACACCGTGCGACTTGCCAACGCCCGGAGGGCCCGTCACGATCAATGCGCGGATCTTGTCCTCGATGCAGGCAGCAGCCATCTTGTCCAGAACATGAAACCGATTGCGAATGCGCGAGATAATCTGATCATCAGTTTCCAGATCAGTACCAGTCACATCGTCTTCCGTTGCAGTCTCGACAATTTCGATATCTTCAGGGCCGGAAACCTTGATGCGAATTACACTGGCATCAACTTCGTAAGCACCGTCATTGCGGACGGTAACATACCCGCCCTTACGACCAATCTGAAACCCCTTGACGAGCTTGAAGCTCTTGTCCGTAATCGGCTGATTGCGCCACTTACCGACCTTAATCTTAACAACAGACATGTGTTTCTCCAATTAGATAGTTGCTGAAAGAGATTGTAGAATAACTAATTTCAACCCAAAAGTCAAGCTTTTATCTACGAATAATATCAAAAATTCGCTGCTTGATGGACTCCACTTCCTCGGTGGGGATATAGAAGTCCGTGGTTGGATCCCAGTACTTGCCTTCCTTGGGATCATAATACAAAACTGAGCCGGGATAGAAGAAGGGACCTTCAAGACCCTTGCGAGGCTGATACTTCGCATCGCGCTCTGGCAGGATTCGGTAACCCATTAGTAAGTCCTCATTTCGGTCTGCTTTTCCAAAGCCCAATGGGCGCGAGCCTGCTTCCTCTTGGCGACGCGAAAATAGTAACGCCGCTCCTTCGAACTCGGAGCGGGGAAGCAACACGCGCACTTTACCCCACCCGGACCAACGTGCAGAAACTTGTTCATTTCTCGCTCCTTAACTTCAGTGTGGGAGTATTCTACACGATCAAAATTTAGAAATCAAGTCTTTTTTTTGAAAATAGGGTTCAATTAAGCGAGTTAGTGCGACAAACAGTATCAAAATTACCGGTGGAGCACTATATGGCATAAAGTGAAAAACAATATTGACAGCGCCCAGCATGAGTGTTATAATAATTGCTGCTAATATTAAAATATGTCTTGACATAATAAATCCTACTGATTAAGCTTTTTGGCGATCATTCTAGCGTATTCATTCATTTGTTTGACCGTTGCGAAATCACCCATGACTTTCAAAGTGACATCGTGTTTAAAATCGTCACTAGTTATTATGGTGGTATTGTTAAAGGTGACTGATCGCCATGGCCCTTTATCAACAATTTCGGCCTCAAATTTAAAAATACCGCAACCTTGGCATTCCATTCCTTTTTGATTACCACGATCAATCCAAACATGAGTACATTCTTCCTCTTGCTCAAGAAGATCGTGCAGCAAAGGTATAAGTCGGCTGGCTGTGGGATAACGCTGAAGATCTTCCATAGATAGACCTTCACATAATTCCAGTGCAGCTTCTAATGCCTGTTGAATTTTGCTCATGCTTTATTTAACTTAAGAAGATCTATTGAGCAAAAAATCTATCACTCCAGGATCGCGATCCTTTACCGACTGCCTGATCACAGGATCGATCTTGGTCATCGCATCAAGAAGAAGTGCTTTTTCCTTGAGATAAATTTTAGCGAAATCAGGATCGTTAATGCTCACAGTGTTGGAGATAAGATCAGCGAGCTTTACAAGCTGCGCTTCTTTAGGAGCATCAGCAATATGCTGCCTGTCGATAGCCTTACGAGCAGCACGATTGCCGTCTTCAGGCTTGCTTACGTCGGTGAGCCAGCCCACCAGATCGGCTACATGATCGCCAAAAAGCATTTTGACGACATCGATGCTGACCTGTGTGTCTTCTACCACATCGTGAAGCCATGCAGCAGCTACCATCTCAGGTGTTCCCTTGAGACGAATGGTGATCATGGCAACCTCTGCGGGATGCACAATATAAGGTTCGCCAGTGTACTTGCGCTTCTGGCCAACTGCTTCATGCGCAGCCGTTGCAAAAATCATGGCTTTAGTGATGATGTCCATTTCGATAGCATATCAAATCAGAACGAATAATGCAAGCTCATTTTAATCTTTTTCATGAAACTACGATATCTTCCATTCCAGCCGTTCTCAGACGAACCACGTGCCCTAGCATGAAGTTTTTACTCTCTAGAGCCTTCATGATCCCTAACCACTTGTTTCTGAGCAAAGCAACTTCATTTATCAGCACTTCGAATTCGATGACTTCATCTTCACCGTCTGTGTACTTTTCGGCATCACGAGAAGTCAATGCTCTATTATAACCTTCTAGATATTTCTGAAAATGCTTACGTCGGATTTTCTTTAGCTGAATGTTAAGAAAATTGAGAACCGCCTCAATCTCTTGAAGTTGATTGAAACGATGCTCGGTAATTCCAGGCAATCCTGTTAAGTTCTTCTCAACATTACCATATATGGATGCATCTCGTTTAGCAGATACCATTTCAGTTTCATAGTAACTAATGAAGTCTGGAATCACTCCAAAGTTACTAGTAATGCGAGAATACCAATTCATACTTACCAGCCAGAGTCGTAGCCGTCTTCTTCGGATTCCTCATCTTCGTCTGAATCGTAGGTTTCATCCAGCTCCTCGTCTTCGGTTGCGGCAATATACGAGTCTAGTGCTTCCATGACTACCTTATCT